ATGGACTGTCTGGCCGACATCGGAATACCGACCCGTACGCCGAGAGCCGAAGACATCGGGGGATACTGCGGTGACGCCAGCTGGGCAGCGCTGAGTCGAAAAGACAAAGGTGCACACCTGGTCGGCAGATCGAGTACCTCCGTCGAGTCCCCGTTCAAGGCTTCTGGGGGGAGTTCTCCAGTTGGCTGGAACTTATCCTTCCCGAAGTTAAACATGACAACAATCTCAATCCAGCAGACAGTAACTGGAGCTAACGCCAGTCTGAAGAGGCTACAGGAGCCGAAACTGTCGAAGAGAGTACCAACCACCAGGAGTCTGGAGAAGCTTGGACGGTCTGTTCTGACGAACAGGCATCTTCGGGCACCAGGCTGGAGATGGAGGGAAATCCAGACGATTTCGGCCACCTTAGGCCTCATCAGCACGGCGAAAGCTCCGTGTATCGTCTTGCTGGAAAGAGAAAGTTGTCTGTTTTTCATAGTGATGGACTGTCTGGCCGACATCGGAATACCGACCCGTACGCCGAGAGCCGAAGACATCGGGGGATACTGCGGTGACGCCAGCTGGGCAGCGCTGAGTCGAAAAGACAAAGGTGCACACCTGGTCGGCAGATCGAGTACCTCCGTCGAGTCCCCGTTCAAGGCTTCTGGGGGGAGTTCTCCAGTTGGCTGGAACTTATCCTTCCCGAAGTTAAACATGACAACAATCTCAATCCAGCAGACAGTAACTGGAGCAATCGCCAGTCTGAAGAGGCTACAGGAGCCGAAACTGTCGAAGAGAGTACCAACCACCAGGAGTCTGGAGAAGCTTGGACGGTCTGTTCTGACGAACAGGCATCTTCGGGCACCAGGCTGGAGATGGAGGGAAATCCAGACGATTTCGGCCACCTTAGGCCTCATCAGCACGGCGAAAGCTCCGTGTATCGTCTTGCTGGAAAGAGAAAGTTGTCTGTTTTTCATAGTGATGGACTGTCTGGCCGACATCGGAATACCGACCCGTACGCCGAGAGCCGAAGACATCGGGGGATACTGCGGTGACGCCAGCTGGGCAGCGCTGAGTCGAAAAGACAAAGGTGCACACCTGGTCGGCAGATCGAGTACCTCCGTCGAGTCCCCGTTCAAGGCT